AGTATTATACCGCAGCTCGCCGATTTGCTGTGGCGAGCGAGCTTCCGAAATAATAGAGGAAAGCTGTCTTCACGGACAAAAACGGAGGTCGTCTCGTTCGTTCTCGTAATCCTCCATCGCCTGATGAAGGACGTTGTCGGAGGGCAAAGCGCGCAGGGCTTGTGTGATTTTCTTTAGCGTCGCCTCGTCATAATCAACCGGTTTGGGGCATTTGCAGGAAGCATCGCGCGCGACGCTGCAGCCGGTCGACGCGAGAACCGCTACAATTGCCGCAGCGCGGATCGCTGGCTTCAACAATACCCACATGTCGCGTCCCTATCCACGATCGAAAACCTCTGCTCTGTCCCGATCGGCACCGTGCTTCCCTCTCTATTGACATTCCAGTCGGAAGCCCGTCGGGCAATCTCAGAGCTGCGGGTTTTTCCACCAAGTGACGAGATCGGCGATCGTGCCGGCGAATCGGCTGCGGTCACATCGGCCGACCCCTGCGACCGGCACCGCATCCGAACCGACGTTTCCGTCCGTGTGCTGCCACAGCGCCCATTTCGACCAGCCGGGTGGACAAACCGGCCGCGAGCTGTAGGCAGGCAACCAGAGCGGGCAGCGCGACAATACGTTATTGGGAAGTCCGGTGCCTCGTTGGTCGGGCCCATACCGGTTAATATAAATCAACGGCAAGAAGCCGGTCGCCATGTTCAACCGCCCCGCGGCTTCGGCGGCCTGCGCGACTGTCACGGTGCCGCCGATCGCGTTCGCCTCGGTATCGAGCGCCAACACAGAGCAGCATTCCGCTACCGATAGGAAGTTCTCCATCTGGAGTTCCGGCGGCGAGTCGTCGAGGAAGTGATAGGCGCCAACCAGCAGCCCGGAAGCAGTTGCTGCCGCAAACCGTTGCGCAAACGCCGCGTCGATCCAGCCCGAACCCTGAGTAGCCTTCAAGATTACCGCGGCGATTCCCGCCGATTTGGCGCGTGCAAAATCGACCGGCGCCTGCCAATGACTTAGGTCGATCACGACATCAGACGCGATCGGCGGGACGTAGGGGGTGGACAACAGTGGCAACAACGTCGGTCGTTCGCCGGCAAGGTAGGTAATCATATCGAGAAACCCAGAATTGTTTTGTTGAACTCCGCCATGCCTCAGGCGCTGGCACAACCCCGTCCTCCAGCCGCAGGGCGACGCGCAGACTGAAGCGACTACGAGATCTGCGACTTGATCGACGGGCGCTCTGCGGCCCTTGCATGGCGACGAGAAATCAGTGAACGGAAATGGGCCATCGGCTGTACGCCGAAGGCGGGCGAGTCTTGAGCCGACAGCCATTTGTATTTGTAATAATAGTAGGCTGGACAGGCAACGCCTTTGGCGGTGTTACCCGGGCCCTGGTTGTCGTCAGCGCACGTTATCCTTGTCGGACCCGGCGTCGAGGATATAACGCCGCCGATCGAGAACCTCGCGCGCCTCATCAGAGGCATGTATAGCCGATTGAATGTCGGCGTTATTAGCCCGCACACGAGCGGCATCTTGTTTTGTTTCTGTCTTTGATGGCTCTGTCGGGGCTTCCTGTCGGGGCGGCGGAGGCGCGGCCCGGAAAGTAGATTGATTGATTGGAGTTGAGTTGCAACCGAACAGCAAGAAGACGATCGCCAAGCACCACACAGGGATCATCTCGTCTTCGGGCGCTCGACAAGCTGCAGCTGTAGGTTGGTGAGACCCTTTTGGATATCCACGACTGCACCGCGCATCTCGGTTGCGAATTCGCGATCCTCCTGGCGGCGCTCGACGATGGCGTGCTCAGCCACCGTCAGGCGAGATTCAAAGCCTGCCATGGCGACCTGATACTCGGCTCGCATTGAAGCCATATCGCGCTGAAGGCTAACATATCCAGTTATCACCGCACCCGTCAGCGCAATGATTTGCAGGATGTGACCGAGATTTATTTCCGGATTAAAACGGACTCTCGGCGTCTTTGACGGCTCGAGATTTTTCTCCGTGACGGGGTCCGTTTTGATTTGGTGTGATTTTGCTTCGTTCATCTTCGCTTACCGACGATCCTGATACCGCGGGGGCCGAAGCTGAGCGTTTTGGTTTCACCGCCGACTTGAATGCAGCATTCACCGGTAGCCTCATCAGCCGTGATGATGTCACCCGCCACGTCCGTATAATCGTCGGTACGTACGATTTTCCAACGCCGTTTGTCTTCGGTGCTATGCCAGGATTCGAGCTTCATTGCGTAATTCCCGTGATGGTCCATGCGAGATTTGCCAGCGTCGCGTCAGGCGTAGCGGGCGCGATCACAGTCAGCACGTCGCCGGCATTGAATAGAGTCGCCGGGTTCATCGTGAATGTGGCCGCGGCAGCCGAGGGGGCGAAAACCATAGTCCCGACACTGGCGCCGTTCTTCTGGATGTTGAATGTCGTTGTCGCCGTTGCAGCCGTCGAAGCGGTGCCTCGGCTGCCGGAAAGCCCGACCGGCAAAGTTACCGGGGCGGCGAATACATAACTTTGGAGCACGATGTTTGCGGTCGGTCTACCGCTGAGCGAGCCACTCACGATAATCGAGGAGGCTTGCCCGGTTCCTCTGACGGCGTATGTGTATGCAGGAAGCGAGTTTAAGCTCTGTAGTCCGCCGCCGACGATATTCATCGACGCAAATTTCAAGTAGATAGTTTGACCGATCAGCGTATTCGGATAAGAGAACCGGCCGATGGATCCGTCGAGCCTCGCGAACAAGGTTCCCGGCGGATGATCGGTGATCGTGCTGCCGTAAGCGCCGCGATAAAGGGTAGTTAGCGCATACTTATTGGTCGCGGTGAGGGTCGCAGTCTGGTAGGCGAGAAGCTCACCACCGATGTAGCAGAGAGTGATGAGATTGGCGGCATCGGTGGCGGAGACCGAGGCAAGCTGACCCTGGCTTTCGGTTAGATCTACTGAGAGGGTGTTGGTGGCATCGGGTGAAGAATGCGGTGGCAGATCCGCCGTCAATACCCCTTGCACCGCCGTTGAGTTCACCGTCCCGGCGAGGGCATAGGAGCTCCCATCACTGGAGATCCAGACCTGGGCTCCACCCCAATTGGCGCCGCCAGAAAGCGCAACCCAAATTTCGAGCTGGCCTGTCAGCAGTGCAGCAGGAGGCTCGAAAATGATTGGCGCGTTGATATCCCCTGGAGGCGAGCTCCAATTCGGGACGTAGCCGGAATTCGACTGACTCGGATACAGGGTCGCCGTCGAGTAGCCGCCGAAGAAATCTTCTGCCGTGATCGACAGCGTGCCTTCTTCATCCTCCTCCACTGCAGTAACCCGCACAATCAAGGCCGAAGCACCGAGCCGGAGATCAGTGATTTCTACGAAGTCCATCGGCTCGAGCAGACAATATTTCCAGCCGAGCTTGAAGGTATAGGTGTTGCGAAATAGCAATGCTCGCTGCAACAGAAGCTGGGCAACTAGTGCGGCGACGTTAACGGGATCGACGATAGCCCGTGCCTTCAGCGAGCTGTCGCGGCGTATGCCGTAAAGATCGATCGACCCTTGATCGAAAGCCTCGACAATCGCAGTGTTGTAGTTATTCGATCGGTCGAGACACTCAAGTTGGATCGAATTGGCAGCGTCGGCTGGAGTCGACCGTATAATATGAATTGGATCATCGTTGAAACCGCCAGTGATCGGCCCTGATCCCGATCGCAGCGCCGGCCCGCCGGGGGTTACCCCGGAATTCGTCCCGACGCTCGATTCCTGGACGATGAAATCATCCTCGCCGAGACTGTAAAGCGGTGTCGTATCTGGCGTGTAGCTGGAACCATTGCCGGTGATAGGCTGATCGCCATAGGGGATGATCTTCAACAGTCCGCCCGACCACACAATGGCACTGTTGGTGATTTTGATGATATCTGCCAGGTGTTGTTGCGCTTCTTGCTGGGTATCGAGCATTGGCGACAACACCAGGCCAAGGGCCTGGCAATACGCTGAATAGAGAGAGAGGTCACCCAGACTAGTCTCCGGGAATCCGGCTCCGTAACGAGGATTGGTGAGAAAATCAGCCACGATAGCTGCGGGATTTGCATCGAACCCGTTGGTCCCGCTCGGCGACAGCAAGCCCTCCACCTCGAAGGAGAAATTCGGAAGGGTGGCCGTGTTGCCCATCGCAAAATTGTTGGCTACGATAGTTGCGGTTCCGGAATAGCCGAGGGCCTTGGCCGCATGGCGTGTTTCCCAATACGGATCTGCTGCCTGTCCATCACTTCCGAGGTAAACCGCGGCCGGCAACGAGGACAGCACTCCGACATTCTTGTCCCACCACACCGTGCCGATGCCGGAAATCGGCCCTTGGCACACTCCCATTATAACCGAGGCACTATATTTATATTGTTGTCCGCCCCCTTTACCGCCGCCACCACCTTTTCCGATACCGCTTTGTTGCGATGACGGCGCTCCCTTAAAATCATCGAAGTCGATCAAATTTGGCGTGACGCGGGTTGTACCGTAAACGAGCGGGATAACCCCACCGCGTTGCGAGGTTTGGAATTGTAGCGAGCCGACGGCCTTTTGCTGCTTGGCATTAGACCCGGCGCCGACGATGCCACCCATGTTCGACTGTCAGACTTCGAGAATGGGAAAAGGGTCGAAAAATCGGACCGGGCGGCCGCTCAGTGGTGGCTGGTCCGCAGCACCGCAGACAACCCCGGCATCCCACCATGCGTGGATGAGCCTCGGCCAGGAGACCACGATAGCCCCGTGTGAGAAGCAGCGCCCGAATCTGAACACTGCGACATCTCCTTCCCGAGGCGGAGTCTCAACCTCGCGTGCGTAATACGTAAGCCCCTCGAGGTATCGCTCGGCGTCGCGATGCAGGTGCCAATCAGGCGGATAGAACGGGACGTCGATGTGCGAGATCACTCCCGCATTCCGGTAGACTTCGGCGAGCAGCATCAGGCAATCGGTGCCGCCGCCCTTGATCCGGCCCATGTGATGATAGGGTGTGCAGAGCCAGGTTTGCGCCTCGGCAACAACCATTGCCCTGCGGTTCATACCGCCGTCTCCGGCGTCGGGATGAAGGGAAAGCCCCCGAAGTGAATGGCGTTATTGAACACGTTTGTACAGGTCGCGAGCGTGCGGTCACAGCCGGGCAGCAGCTGAAATTGGTCGCCGATCACAACCGACGAGAGAAATGGAAGCTTTACAGAGACCCAGCCGGAACCCATGTTCGCGACGGTGCGGCTCGATCGGGCATTGGCTCCGGTCACGCCGACGATCGTCCCTTGGACGTACAGGTTCGCTGGGGTCGGGTCAACTGAGGTGGCGACTTGTGCCTGCGTAGAGCCGGGCTCGGCCGCAAACGTTAACCGCATGCTGGAGCGGTCGAACTGGCACATCGGGTCGCCGAAGGTGTGAGTGCAAGACGACTGCCACAGCCGACGCGGCATCTGGATATTTAGAAGCTCGAGATGGGAGCGGCATTTGAGGTCGATGCCGGTACGGGTACAGTCAATATCCGAAACGCGGCCGGCGAAGAGCACCACGGTTCCCGGGCTCGTGTCGCCGTAAGTCGGCATGAACGCCCG